GCAGGCATTGCCTGTTTTGGAGGACGACCCTTGCGAAGTGTCAGCACTTCTTTGGTGGTCGTTTTTGGCGATTTTGTTTCGATGGCTTTTGGGGCTTCAACATCAGTAACCTCTACATAACCCTCGTGTTTGCGCAACCCCTCAACATCATTGACGTTGGAGAAGGATACGAAATTACCCGAGCGTTTGCATTTAAAAGTTGTCATAAAAGAAACCCCACCGAAGTGGGGTCTTTGGTTTACCAGCTTGGACGACCCACAATGAACTTGCAGGTTGTAGATGCGAGGTCGATTGCACCCGCGCTGTTGTTCAACAGGGTCAGTGTGACCACGTTGGCAGCGGTGACAGCGCCCTGAACAACACCGTCAACAGTGTCCACACCCATCGAGACACCGATGACAATATCGCCTAGTGCGACGTTGGGCACAGTCACATCCACCGAAGCGAATGTACCTGAACCCGTAGCGGCATTGCCGAAATTGACAGTCTCAGTCACAGCCCACATCTCGTTAAAGATGCCCTGCAACTGCTGTTTACCTTGGAAAACTTTAGCCATGATTTGATCCTTTTGTTAAGCGGGGAGGCTGTTACACCTCCCCTAAATCATCAGGCTGGTACCAAAAATGCGAGAGCCGCGTAGTCGCGCAACTCTTTGACACCGTACACAGTGTCAGAGGTCACCAGAGTACCCAGGTACTCTTGCTTGTACTGAGACTGCGAACGGATGGACTGCTGAGTAGCCAGAGCCATTGCGTCCTTGTGCATGATCATACAAGCGCGATACTTGGTGTCAGTTGGGGCCGAAGTAGACCAGTCAACAGTCAGGCCGAATGCGTCAACGTAGGCAGCACCAGTAGGCGCAGCGGCGGCGAACGTCACCGACTGTGTGGAAGTCACGCTGTTGACGTGAACCCAGGGGCAGTTGGTGGAGGTGTACACCTCAGTACCGTACAGATTACCCAAGCGGCCAGTGGAGATGGTGTCACCATTGCCCTTGAATGCTTGCTCGGTGAAGCGGGCGATACCACGCAGCACAGCAGCTTCCACAGGGGGAATGACGATGTTCAACTCGTCGGAGGACATATCACTGTCTTCCATAGTCTGGATCATCTTACGCAGGCCGGCGTCAGTCAGTGCAGTGGCGTTGCCAGGGGTAGCACCAGAGAACAGAGTGGAACCGTCGCCGCCGATGACAGCTTTTTCGTACAGGTTGGTCGCGCCAGCGATGGAGCCGCCGTTGAACGTGGCACCCAGCATGTGCAGGTGACGGTCAACTTGCTTTGCCAAAGCGTAGCCAGCATCGTTCGTGTAGAACTTGCGCATGGAACCCAGGGCCTGCATCTCAGCAATGTCTTCGTACAGTTTGCTGTACTCGTAGTGCTTGTCGATCAGGATGGTGATCTCGGTGGCAGTGTCTGCAACCAGGGTCACTTGGGTGTTCGCGGCCTTGCTGGACGCCTCACCACGTCCGGGGACGGGGATGTGTAGTGTGTCGCCCTTTTTCCCTTTGAAGGAAATGGGGGTGACGAGATTGCCCAGTACCAGCTTCTGCTTGTACGTGGCGATGACCTCATCGGACCAGAGTTCGGGAATGAACTTGTCAGATGTGGTGACTGTGGTGTGATTAGTGCCGAGGCCCATGATAAATCTCCGTTAAAAAAGTTACTTCACGCGACCTTCGGAGTAAGCGGCCATGATTTCGTCTGACATGGCATCGTACTTCCCAGGGTCGCGCATTTTGAGTCGAATGAGGTCGGCACGACGATAAACCTTCCGAGTAGTCTCACCAGACCCACCGGTATCCACGGATGCTGCTTTCAACGACTGGTCACGGGCAGTGGTGTCCACTTTCGCAACCTGCTGTTGTTTCACAACGCGCAGTTCCTTGTAGGTCGAAAGCAACTCATCAGCAGCATCTACATCATATGCTTCGGCATCTTGAAACAGTTTTGTGCGGACTTTGCTGGCCTTAATCCAGTCCTGAAATCCACTATCCTGAACGATGTTGGCAACGTCAGGGTGCATCTGGTTCAATCGCTGTCGCGCATGATCCGCTTGCAACTGCTTCGCTGTTTGTTCAGCTTCGCGCACACGCGGATGATTCTCAATTTGCTGACGGATCGCTTCCTGGGGATTCTCGAAAAAATCTACAGGCGCAACTTCCTCTACTTTTGGCTTTGGTGTCAGTTGTGACTTGATGAGTTCATCTGCCAGCTTGCGTACTTCACCGACCTCACGACCCTGACGCGCAATCAGCTTCTCAGCCTCTTGGTGCATCTTGACAATATCTTCAACGGACTTGCCGCGATACTGTTCGGGTAATGATGGGACTTCTGCTGCTGGGGCGGGTTCGGCTAGCTGTTCTTCAACAGCCTCGATCTCACCTACTTCACCATCAATATCCTGAATCTCTGCCATAAATCTACACTCCGACCCTTAACGGGCTACCGGTTAAACACTATCGAAGGCTGGCTATATGCTCCATTCGATAGAACGTACTCGGTTTATATACCGAATTTCAAACGAAATCAAGCATTTTTCGCTTTGATTCTCGCGTTATCTTCACGAATCCTCGCCCAGCGGTCAGCAGCGCCTGGGAACGATCCTGTGATGCCCTCCAGTCGCACCGTAGGCATCCCCATCAGTTGCACCGCGTCACCATGACACTCAGGACACTCGATGGAATGATAGTCACTGTCCACAAGTTTCTCGGTCAGTTGCCCACAGGTTCCACACAGGAAGTCTCTAATCGTCCGCATTGGTCAGTTCCTTATAAGATTCTTCAGTGGTCTTTTGGAGGGTCAGTATCCAGCGCATAATGGACACCTCGCCCTGTTTGAACCCTACGTTCTCAGGGGTCACACCGGACAGAGTGTTCGTTGTGTCCAGCATGGTCTGCACATCTTCAATCAGGTCTCTCCATGCGGGATGCGCGAACATCTCGAACCGCGACTCGTAGTATTTTTGCAACTCTATATCCATGATGACCCGTTCCAGAATTTTAAGGTTTTGATCTGCCAAGTCGATCCTGTCCAGAATTTGAGTGTCTTGGGTGTCCAAACATTCCCATCCCAATATCGCAGCCGCCCACCAGTAGTGATGACTGTGGTGCCCCAACTATCACCCCACGCGCCACCCCACCCCTTGAATGACGTAGCCACTAGACTGGCCCCCACTCCGTTCCGGTCTGTCCGTCGCCTGTGACTTCAACATCGTTCACATACTGGATATTGGCGTGGATAGGTGCTGTGAGCGCAGCCGCCAGGACAGCAGCAGCAATTGCGTCCACCGTCAGTACAGTGGCATCAGCCGTTGACCCAATCATTTGCCCAATGGCGTAGGGTGTCAATGCGCCCGTAATGGACAGGGTCGCAGTGCCTTCACGCAGTGGCGATGTGTCATCCGTTGGGAGCATGACCGCAGTGGCTGCGAATGTGAAGGTGACAGAACCTTCCGCGCTGGCCTCTGCGCCCAATAGAGCAGTTGGGGTAATGGCAAACGATGCCTCACCTGTACCGCCGATAGACGCTGTAAGCGCGGGGGTGTTGGTGTCAATCGTGATTGTTGCAGAGCCTGTACCACTGCTGATTAACTGCCCATCAGCCACCGCAAAATCAAGCGTGAACGATGACTCGCCCGATATGGGAAATCCCATAACGCCGCTGGCAGTCGCTGACAGTGTAAGTTGCGACAGGCGAGCAGACATGCCGCCACCCTTGCGCGGGAGTATCCATGCGGACGGAGCCAGATTGCCGTTGGGGACAGCGGCTAGATCATCTGTGATGGCCTCGCCTGCCAGTTGGTTGCGGTTTGCTGCTGTACGGTGTCCACGATAGACATGCACTGACGGATTGGCACCATCCAGTGCCGTAGCACCGAATATGTTTCTTGTCAGGTTGTGCCGATAACCGTTTTGCAGCAGGCCCATTTAGCCGCCCCATCCATAGTCGAAATTGGTGTAAAGCGTTGCAGCCGCAGTCGTTGCGCCCGTGCCAAACACCAGAAACTGAATATTTGCCCCATTGCGTAGGCGCGGCATGGATGGCAAGGTATTAACGAAGTCCACCATGTTGTAAAGACCAGT